TAAACAAGACTTGCAAATGCATTAGCTGTAGGCTGAAAGGCGCCAGTAGTTGCTATAGTTACAGTAGTATTATTTCTTACATTTGTAAAGTATCCAGCTCCCGTGCTGTAAATACTGACATTACTGATATTATTAAATTCACTGTGTCCGGAATAACCAGAATTGTTTATTCTTATATTTGCAGATTTATATTTTGCTCCTGCATCATCTATCAATATCTTAATAAATTCACCAGATGTATTAAATACCGGTCTAATATTAGCAATAGAATTACCTGAGCCTCCAGTAAATTCACCAAGAACCGAAAGTGAAACTAATGCGTTACCAGTGTAACCTGAACCATTACTATCTATAGTTATACTACTTACTTCACCTCTAGAATAAAAAGCATTAGTTACCGCTCTCTGCACCGGCATAAATGAAGCTGTAAGAAATCTATTCTGAGCCGATAGGGGGATAGTATACATATACTTCCAAACATATCCATCGGCTGTGGTAAGTGTGGTAACATCTTGCCCGGAGGGTTCAACAGTAGAAGCTGCTCCATTGTTATTAAAAATGCACTTATATACTGCAAAGGTACTGGTCAGTACATAAAATTCAGATGTCTTTAAACTAGTTGCACCAGATTCGGAAGTAAAAGTTGAACTGTAATTACCATCATACTGATCATATACAGTACCTGATTCCCAATCATATCTAGGTACAACAAAAGATACGTCTCTTAAGTTTATTCTTTTAATACTTAAAATACCATTTCGCGTATATTGTTCGTAGTCCTGAGTCACCTCAGGAGTCTGTGGGGTAGCAGGTACAGCCCATTCTAAAATATTACCAATAAAATAGTAATAGTTAGCTCTACGAGACAAAAACTCATTATAAACCGATTCCACCAGAGAGCGGTGAATGGTATCTTTTAAAAGAAAAGACATGTTATGCTACAGTAACGTTCCAGGTAATAACAATAGTATCCCCAGCTGCCTTATTAACCGTACTAAAGGTTGTACGGCATAGCATATTACCTGTAGAGGCCGCATTAAGAATAGCTGCCTCAGCCAAAGCACCCGTCCCAGTACCTGCAGGAAATGTAGCTACGTAGGTAAGAACATTAGATGCACGTACAGTTGAATCTAATACTACACGACCCAATTCTCCACCTAATGCAGTTTGACCGGTGGCGGCAGCAGTAGCATCCGAACCCACTGCCATATGACTAGGAATTGCAATTGTGTTACCAACCAGGCGAGCTGCAATAACTTGCTTTCCTACTGCTACTACCAGATTATCTATTTTACGATAATCTTTTTGAATACCTTTTTCATCCAGAAGAATAACTTCAAGATTTCCTTTTATACTTACTGATTCTGTAAACATGTTTTTTTTCCTTAGAAAGTTCTTTTTATATATTTATATTATTAAAATGTAATCACTGATGACCCAGCATAAATTTCATCAAAGTAATCTATCGCATAATCTACAAGTATGCCTGAACCTGTATCTGTGATAGAAACATTACTTATATTATTATCAATATTCTTACCAAATACCTGTACTAATTCTTCGGATAATGATAAACTGTCATCAACTAATGCCTCGGATAAATTTGCCAAACTATCTAATATAGTTACATTATCTGAGAATGCGACAAGATATTGAGCTAAGGTAAAAGATTCTGAAATAGTTACAGTATCAGATAATGGCTTATAAACATCTAAAGATATAAAATTATCAGATATGTTTAAGACATTAGCAAGTGGTTTTTGCAATTGATAGGCTCTACTATCAAGTGTACTAAATACGCTATTAAGTTGCGTAAATACATTTTTTGCAGATATCACCTCCACATTAGCACTAACATTAGCAATAGTAGTTAGTGCCCTATTTACAAATAAGTTAGTACCAGCTTGATGTACTAATTTTTTAACAATATCATAGAAAACACTTATATCAAGTTCTGATTCAACCTGGTAAGCAAATGGCTGGTACAGATTTTTGTCTTGTAAACGTACATCTGGCTCAGATAAAAAGCCCTGAGTGGCAATATATTCACCTGGATACCGAGCTATAGCTCCTATATTAAACGTTAAGATAGCATCAGAGGGGTTAGATGTTCCCCCGGTTGTTAAAGAAGTAATTACTTGTGATGTCGTTGTTGAGGAAGCTAATAAAGCACCTGTATAATCAAAAGGCGTAACATAATCTGAATCAAAATACCTGGTAGGGTCTATAATAGAATGTATTCCTACTAAAGAAAAACTTTCCTTAAATCCCCCTGCTGTAGTAGCAAAGTATTTAGTAGATGTCGCTACCCCTAATGCATTAGATAAAGTTATTGTAAAGTTACTGTTATAATTGTATCCAAAGTTAATAAATTTTACTGTCTGAATAGACCCATTAGCACCAACCTTGGTAATTCTAACTAAAGTATCTTGGCCCCCAACGGTAAGATTAAATATCTCCCCTACCCTAAATCCTATACCCCCATAACTAACTTGGTATGATGTTGTAGTTGGCTTTACAATACCAGTAAAAATAGTACTAGTTAAGCTTTTTACAAAAACCTCATCATCTATTTCAAAAGGAACATCAACTAAACTCTTATAAAATATTTCATAAAGATTTGTAGCTAAACTTTTTACTCTGACTATTTCAACAGTATAAGCAATATTATTTTTTACAAGATTTAAAAACCTATCTTGAAGGTTAGTTACGCTACCTGAGGTTAATAGTACCCGTATAGATGTACGGAAACTCCATTTTCCATCTGATGGTCTTAATACAAAATCATAAGGATGACTTGTAGTAGCAACAGTATCATATAAAACTTTAAAAAGAGTTTCTATAGAAAGGGTACTACCTTTAGCCTTATATAAACCTTCTATCTTTTTAACCAAGAGTGATTTATTAACTTGTAGACTTATAGGTAAGTCATTTGCATAATTAGTTAAAAAATAATTTACAAAACTAGATGTAGTTTTATCTATATCACTGTATTGTCTGGCATTTTGGACTAGTTCAAGTGCACCTTGATCTTGCTCTAAAAATTTATAATAATACTCTAAAAACGCCACAAAGGTTGTATAGTCAGATCTGATAAACTCAGGTAGCTGACTGTTTACAAGCTCTGATACTTTTTCGTTAATTCTGGTAGTTGCCATATTAAACGGACGATGTTACATTAATTGTTGTACCGGCTACCAGGCCCCCGGTCCTATTAGTTGTAGTATCATCTAGTAATAAAATTTCATTTCTTGAAACATTCAAATTATAATTAGCTTCCTGTATAGTTCCTGTAATCCGGATATCCGTTACCCCAGCAGGAATACCCGATGGAGTAATACCAGTTAAAGAGATAATTCCTGTTCCATAATCTACTGTACCGACATTTGAAGATACAATAGCATTATTAACGATATTAACAAGCCTTAGTACTCCAGAGCCGCTATCGTTTGGAGGGGTATCATTTGGAAGATCTGTAATTTTTACCAGTGTCGAAACTCCACTTACAGAGATAAAAAAGAAGCTTGAAAGTATAGACCCTGGCTTTAAAGGGTTTCTAAACTTGACAGCAGTATCCCCGGTAAATAAATTGGAAGTATTTAAGACCGGTATAATTCTACGTTGTAGCTTTAATGTAAGCAAAGCGCTGGTAATAGAACTATTAGTACTAAGAATATCTTTTATTAAAGCCGAATGAATATAATTCTTATTAAACTTTTGTACGTTATTAGTAAAGAAGTTAGTTATGGTAGTATTAACCTGGGATCTTATTTGTTCAGAAGATAAAGTAGTAATAGAAGAATTAAACTTTATATCGGCAGTAAGATTTACAAAGAATAATGAAGGATCAACAAAGACCGGTGTAACAGTAATACCTTGTTTAGACTTTAGAATATTATTTTTGATTGATTCTTTAGTAGCATCAGAAATAGTAAAGGAGGAAAATGGTTTTAAGGATATAATTACTCTACCATAATAGGGAGGATCATTATCCTCACCACCCCATACCGAAACAGATTCTGCTCCTGCATAATTAGCTAAAATCAACGCCTCATAATCGGTAGCAGTAACTGCTCTGTTCTTTGCTGCATTGACCCTGGGAGCATTAAACTTAATTGAGGTAATGCTTTCAGCATCCGCACCCCCGGTTGAATTGCTATTAACTGTAGTTGTAATACTACTTGAACCACCTATTGTGGTTCCGGCGGTAAAGGATTGAGTTATCGTACTTGATACGTTAACCACTGAACCTGTAGCAACCATGTATTGTATAGTAACGATATTACCAAATGTTAAACTCTTACCCAGTACCCCATCGCCGAAAAATATTTGATACTTACCCTGTGGATTCTGTTCAAGAAAATAGATCTCCGAGGTATCACTTATCCCGGTAATATCGGTAGATAGAGAATAGGTGGTAGTTGTGGTATCAGAAGATGAGGTCTGTACGCTGACTTTAATAGTAGTTGTATCTACCGATTCACTGGGTATCTCGTATTTTGCATTAGGTGTGATATCAGCAACAACATAACTAAAAGATAGCAAAGTACCTTCTGTAACATCGGTATCAGCAAAAGTGTAGGTTGTACCTACCCTGGAGGCAGTCTTAGCCTCAGTAGTAAGGAAGGTATAAGATACTCCATCTACTGTAGATGTAAAGGGAGTATATCGATCCATTGTCAAGGATGCAGGCAAATTAGATGGATTGGTAACTACTATGTCTAAGTTTGCTACTGCCCCCCTTGCCGAT